AAACGTGTGGTTTGAGCAGCTAGTGACAGGCCCTGCCTCATTGAGGGAGACGCTATCCCCGACGATCCCGCGCAAGCACGACATGGAGCTACAGTACCGTATCTGGCTGCCAGATGAAGCCAGCCGTGCGGAGGCAGAGCAGCTATACCACGCGGGGGATATGGTGTTCATTGCGGAGGATGCCAACGGCGTGTTCTGGCTAGTGGGCGAAGTAAGCGGGTGCCGTGTGGAGTACGGCATGGCCACGGGCACGCAGCGGCAAGATGACAGCGTGATAACGGTGACGGCACGGTGTGAGCAGCGATACCCCTTGCGCGTGGTGGCCACTACGTACTTGGATGCCTATGTGACGCGGCGGACGGACGTGCAGTGTGCGTGCGAGTACCCCATTGCGGATATATGCAGCGTGCCGTTTACCACTATCCGTGGCTGGGACTTGACGTGCGCGCCCACCCCGCCCGTGGTGCCGTTGCCCCCGTTTGAGCTGCCGTTGCGATTTAACAACGCGTGGGCATTTGACAAGGTCAACGATACGGCAATCTTAAATAATGCCAGCGTGGGCAACTTTGGCACTGGAGACTTTACATATAGCTTTTGGTTCTTAACTCCGAATAACCTAACTAACGAGGTTATAATTTACAAGCGCGACAGCGGAAGCCCTTTTAGGGGTATTTATTTTGCGAGAGGGTCGGACAACCGACTTTCCTTTGCCGTAGGCCACACGACTGCGGCAGGGAGCATTCATACCACAGCTGCTGGTTTGTTGCTAGCCAATAATTGGTATCATATTGTCCTGTGTAAAGAGACGACATCCCGTGCCAACTGGAGGCTGTACATCAACAACGTGCTCACTGGTTTTGGCGGTGGCACAGGCACAGAAACCCACGGCGTAAATAGCACGAATGCAATCAATTTTGCTAGAGACCCTGCCAATAATGTCTATGGACTTGTCTTTATAGACGAGACCACTATCTACAACAAGGCCCTCACGCCCGCAGAAGTGGCTCACCTCTATAACAGCGGCAACGGCAACACCCCCCCCAGCACCGCCCTGGCTAACCTCGTAGCCCGCTATAGCTTCGACACCGCCGACCCCACTGGGGCCAACTTTATCCTTGCAGACAGCTCTGGCAACGGCAACAACGGAACCAGCAGCGGCATATCTGTGAGCCCACTTGTCCCCCACGTATAGCCATGCCCCAATACGCCTACATCCCCCTCGCCCAGGCAGGCAACCTGCCCGCCCCCGACAACTACGCTATCCGCCTAGCCGTGTACGTCGCTGGCTTTGCCCCCGACCTAGTGGATAGCAACGGCAACGGAATCCCCAATATTCTAGAGTTGGACGTGCCTGAATTTACTGAGGCACAAAAGGCCGACATCCTGACCCTCAATGGGCAGTGGTTCCCCGATGCGGCCTCATATTTGGCATGGGAAAACAGTTTTAACACATAGCGCTATGAGTATTCCCACCTACAACGAGATAAGGCTAACGCCGCAAAGCAATAGCGTCGCACTTACGGCCCTGCTAGACGGGCAGGTGGTGTACAGCGAAACGCTCACAAGCGCAGACTACACTGCTAGCGTGCGGAGTGACGCGCCTGGAGACGAAAGCATTTACATCATGCACGTGCCCACGCGCAAGATAGTATTCACCTTTCCTGCGACCGCAATAACAACCCCTGAGCCTGCCAAGTGGAATAGCGATGTGCGGGATCTGGTGCTGCTGCTTTCGGCAGACCCTTACTTCAACGAGCTCACTACGCGCACTACACAGGGCTGGACACCTGAGCGCGATGCGGCTGGGCTTGTGCGGGTGTCAGAGCCGCGCACATTATTCGACAATAAGTTCACAGACCAGATAGACCCCGCCTTCTGGGACACGCTGCTTAGATTTGGGGCTACGGCTGTGCAGTCCCCGCTCACTAGCGCGGTTACCCTCACTGTGCCAGCGGTGGCAGGGGCTAGGGCGGTACTACAGACCAAGGAGTATTTCATATACCAGCCTGGCAAGAGCTTTCGCTTCAAGATAACTGGCGTGCTACACAACGCTATCAATGCGGGCCTCAATAAAATGGACAGAGTTTAACTAGCGAGATATGAGTAACCCGATTAAGAAAACCTCCAACGCCACCGACATTTGCGACTTGGTGGACACCAACGCCAGCGTGCAGGAGCAGATGGTGGCGGACATCGCCCAGAACGGCAGCGGGCTGCTGGTAGTACAGCGGGGCGACGGCACTAGCGGCAACGTAGCAGTTGAGCGCGGGCTAGACGGCATCATTAGCGGGCTATCGGCTAGCATAGGCTCCAACCCTAGCGCCCTTGTGGTGACCGTAGGGACGGGCCTTGCCCAGCTGAACGGCACTGCCATAGTGCGGGGGGTGTCTGGCACGGTGACGCTAAGCGCTGGCGATGCTACCAACCCACGCATTGACCTAATCGCACTCGACCTGACAGGGGCCCTAGTGCTAACGGCAGGCACGGCGGCGGCAAGCCCTGCGGCCCCCGCTACCCCCGCCAACCAGCTAGCCATAGCCTATGCCTTTGTCCGCCCACTGGCTAGCGGCACCAACAACCGCGCCCGCCTGTATCGCATAAGCCAGCCACAGACCCCCATAAGCGGCACGCAAATCAATCGTGCTCAGGCCACCTACAGCACGGAGCTAGGGCGCTTTGTGGGCAGCAACTGCCCAGTCATGACCACGGGGGCGGGTAACGCAGTGCATATCACTACCCTTGTGGCGGGCACGGTAACCCTGACAGATGACGACATACGCAGCACCGATTATGTGTATGTGACAGCCGCCAACAACTCTGGCACGGCGGGGCATCTCTGGGTAACCGTTGCGGACGGCAGCCTGACTATCAACAGCACTAGCGGCACCGATACGCGGCAAGTGCGTATATTGCGCATCAAGACAATACTGTAATGCTAGTATCTCAGGGCAAAGGCAAGGCTAAGGCCATACAGGCCACCGACACGGGGCCTATCTCCAGGATTAAGGAGATGGACGGCTATAAGGTATGGAGCTACTTTGGGGATAACCTCTACCCTGACCGTCTGGTTAAGTGTAAGAACAACAGCCCCACCAACCAGTCTATCTTAGAGCTCAAAGCGGGCCTGACAAAGGGCAAGAAGCTAGTGGCCAAGACCTCTAACCCAGAGCTACAGCCCGTACTTGAGGCGTTTTTAGCCCAGATGTGCGGGGGCTACGGCCTCCATGAGCTGCTGTATAGGGTGGCTAGCAACTGGTTCACCTTTGGCGGCTACGCATTGCAGGTGTGGGGGTATAGCCAGCAGCCTAACGGCTTTGACCACCTGCCTTTTGGCTTTGTCCGCAAGGGCCATTTTTCGCAGAAAGACGAAAGCGGCAGCCCTAGTTGGTATCCAGGCTTTATCGTCCGCAAGGACTGGACGGTCAATGAGGAAAAAGACGCGTTTAACAAGCCCGTCAAGCCCTTGTACTTCATGCCCTACGAATTCGGTGCCGAGCTTAACGTCATGCCGCGCTTGCTGTATCGCATCCGCTACAGTGACGATAAGACACACTACCCGCTGCCCGAATGGGTAGCGGCGGTCAAAAGCTGCGAGACCGAAATAGAGCTGATCAACTACAAGCACGCGTCTGTGCTTAATGGCTTTATGGCTAGTGGTGTAGTCAACATCCCAGGGGTCACGCAGGAAAACCTAGCAGAGTACCAAAAACAGTTTGACGAACTGCGCGGCTCCGACGCGGCAGGTAGTCTACTGTTTGTGTCCACCAATTCTGCTAGCGAAAAGATAGACATACAGCCGCTATCATTCAGCCCCGCTGAAAAGGACGTGGGTAACTACCAAGCGGCAGCCAAAGCCGAGATAATCGCAGCGCATGGCCTATCCAGCGGAACGCTCATAGGCGAAAAAGGCGGCGCTAGCCTAGGGGGTGACGGCGGCACTATGGACAGTGCGCTTAACCAGCTTATGGAGACCAAGATAAAGCCCGCCCGCAACATGATACTAGCGGACATTGCCCGCCTCTTGGAGCTGGCAGGCTTTGGCACGGTCACCTATGAGACTGAAGACGTAGAGTACATGGATGAGACCAAAGTTGACACCAGCGAGGTTTTAGACGAAACCCTAAGCACCCCAGAAGATGGCACAGTGGCTTAACGCACAGCAGATAAAAGCCTTGGTTCCCGTATCCAAGAACCTGCAACTGAACGACGATTTGGACGCGGTTATTGACGATGCCCGCCTAAAGTACATGCGCCCGTTGCTAGGCGGTTCGCTGTACGACGAAATAGTGCAGCAGGTGGATAGCAGCACGGTAACGTCTGCCAACCAAGCACTACTAGACATGCTGTACAAGGCGCTAGCCTACTACACCGTGCATGAGGCGCTGCCCTTTGTGCAGTTTCGGGTGCGGGACGCGGGCATAGGGACGTTCAATGGGGCCAACTACAGTGCCGATATGCAGGCTTATGAGCTAGTGCGCCGTCAACTAGGCGATAATGCAGAGATGCACAGGCTCAGGGTGATAGATTTTCTGCTGGAAAATATCGACACCTACCCGTTATTTCGGGAAAATATGCTAGATTGCACCTCAAGAACAGGCCCGCTAATACGGCCTGCGCAAGGGAATGGCAAAAGGATACCCAAGAACTATTAGCA